GGTTACAATCCAGAAGTAATCTAATTATTCTATAACTTTAACGTCGCTACACACTTAGTATAACGTCTTATTCCTCTAAAGTCAATACATAATTTATTTTTCTTTTGTACAGATAACAAGTATAATATTATTATGAGCTCGATACTACAAATTAAGGGAAGTAAAATGGTACTTGAACCAATCGAAGATTTAATAATTAAACCAGAAGAAATATATAATGAAGTGACGGATTTAGTATGGCATCACGATATCAATTATATTGATGCTCTTTTATTGTATTGCGATAAATACTCTTATGATGTTGAGTCAGTTTGTAAAATTATTCCGGCATCATTAAGGTGTGAAATAGAGCAAGATGCTAAGGCTCTTAAACTCTTAAGAAAGGATATTAATTCTCAGACTAAATTACCAATATGAGTGGAACCCAAATTTCTGGATTTGATGCTTATGTATTATATCTAGCATTTAAAATGCACTTTAGTTCTAATTCTTATAATTTCTTCAAATTTAACGGGAAAACGAAAGCAACTCAAGCATCTTATAATTCTAGAAAAGATAAGTATCATTTCGATAAACTGGCACATAAATTTAGTAGAGAAAAAATAATAGAAAAGATGTTAGTAGAGCAAATACATAACTCTAATTTTTGGGTTAAAGATTTGCTAGAAAAAGATAATGAAACAAGATATCTTAAGTTTAGAGGATATGTTGAAGGAATTAGATATTATCTTAAAAAAGAATTCTCTCTTATAAGAGAGTATTGTCTTAAATCTGAAATAGAAATAGTTGATGTCTTTAAAATAAAAGAAGGTACACATCCAATTATATTCAAATTCCTTTTAAGGAATGACATTAGGATTGAGACATTTATCGCTTTAGATATTGTCATGTTATTCTCTAATAACATGAATAAGAAAAAAGATTTCGATCCTATCTGGAAAGATCAATATCTATTAATGACTAAATATTATCCATTTATTTCGCATTATCTACCGGAATCGAAAGAAATCAAATCTATGTTTAAAGAAATATTTTTGACTTGACTAAATACTAACAGCGTAGTATGATTAAATTATGAAAGGAAATTATGAGTGATTATATTTATTTAGAAGATGACTCCGATAATTTTGAAGATTCTTCACTTCAAGAAAGTGGTGTTCAATTACATGAAGTTACTGAATCTTTAAAAGAATTGTTTGATGTAAAACGAGAACTAGATGATGTGTTTGAATCTGTTATCAATGAATTAATGGATATCTTTAGAATGGAAGAAATTAAACATAAAGAAGATATCATTACACTTCAGCAAGAAAATGCAGTATTAAAGCAAATTATCGACGATCTTAATAAAAAACTAGCAAATAATATCAATTAACAAAAAGGAAATATATGAATTTCGCAGATTATAAAAAGAAAAGTAAGAGTAATTTAAACAATCTAGTTGCCGAACTAGAGAAGATGTCTTCCGGAACTAAGAGTTATCAAGATGATCGTTTTTGGTCTGTTCCGATTGATGAGAAAACAGGTAATGGAACTGCATTGATTCGTTTCTTACCAGCTGGTAAGAATGATAAGTTGCCTTGGATTAATATGTATTCGCATGCATTTCAAGGTCCTGGTGGTTGGTATATCGAGAATTCTTTAACAACGATTGGCAAGCCAGATCCTTGTTCAGAACGTAATTCTGAATTATGGGCCACAGGTATTGAAGCGAATAAAGAAATCGTTCGTAAACGTAAACGTAAGCAACAATATATTTCTAATATCTATGTAATCTCGGATCCTAAGAATCCTCAAAATGAAGGCAAAGTATTTCTATTCAAATACGGTAAGAAAATTTTCGATAAGATTCAAGAAGCAATGAAGCCTGTCTTCGAAGGTGAAGATCCTATCGATCCTTTTGAATTTTGGCAAGGTGCTAATTTCCGCTTGAAAATTAAGCGAGTTGATGGGTATCCGAATTACGATAATTCGATTTTTGAGAATCAATGTCCTCTATTAGATGGAGATGATTCTGCTATTGAGACAGTTTGGAATTCGCTATATAATTTAAACGAATTTCACGATCCTAAGAACTTTAAGACTTATGAGGAATTATCCGCACGTCTCGATAAAGTTCTTGGTGTTAAGGCACCTTCGACCAACCTAGTTGGTGCTTCTAAGCCAGCATCTTCTCCAGCTAAGATGGAATCAAAACCAGTAAGTAAAGCAATTGCTTCTGCTGATGATACAGAAGATGTTCCTTGGGGTAATTCGAAATCTTCGGGTGAAGTTGAAGAAGATGATGATTCGTTGGATTATTTCCGTAAGTTAGCTGAAGAGTAAAAATGAATGGGGACCGAAAGGTCCCCATAAAATACTATGAATAGAAATTTAAATACAATTACAGATCTATCTTCTTTCTTTAAAGAGCTATTTGATAAATATCCGAAAATTAAATCTGTAGAGTGGTCGCAGAAATACGTATCCTTTAATGAAGAGGAAGAATTCCCATTCAGAAATAATATTGATTATAGTGGATATAAGATAAACGATGATGTTTGGATTGATTGTTTTCTTGCGGAAAAAGAAAGATCCTTTAAGTTCTTTTTCGAAAGAGAAAGAAAGGATCTTAAGACAGGAATATTTGCAAAATGTTCTTTACACGATATAACATATGAAGACTATGTTTATATCTATAAATTTATAACAAATACTTTGGCGAGTTTTTCTATTAATGAGTTAACAGAAAAATTTGGAAAGAACTGTGTGCGAGTAGAAAATTTAGACGGTGTAATAAACTTTACAGCGATCAAAAAGATTGTTGATTGAGATATACACTCTCGACGTAATAAATTAACCTATAAGAATAAGAGGTTTCCTTAGAAGCCTCTAATTTTTGTAGTTCTAAATTAGCTGCCACCGGACAAACGAAAGCCTCTAAATTCGTTTTGAATGTACGATCATCGTACAGATATTCTTTGGATTCAATTAGCAGATAGATTTTCATAGTTTCCTTATCAACCAACAGAACAATTATAGCGTACTAGAGGAGAGGAAGCAATATTTTTTCGAAAGAATATTCCCTTTGTTTTGAATGACTTAACTGCAAGTCACTCATTCTAAAGAGAATAAAATTTTCAAACAAGTTCAGCACATTCGATATCGATTCGTGTGGAGGGTGCATTTAGCTCCAGGATGGGCCTGGAGCAATCGCAGCGACCTTCAATATACCCTTATATACCAAAATTTATGGGACCGCTGGAAGCCGAAAATTTTATTCTCTTTATTTTCAATAGTTTGCAGTTAAGTCATTCAAAACAAAGGGAATAAAAATTTCAAATTTCCTTGACTTCCTCACCAGAAAAAGGTATAATGGTTGTATGGTTAACGAATTACGAAAGTTCACTAAAGAAGTGAAGATTCTTGATGAGGTTTGGTGCGTCCCATTGGATTTTTCGATGTGTGTTAAAAATATTCGAGTCGATTCTTCCGGTTGTCCGATTTTCGATCTTGAATCGTATTGTGATACCACATCTTACATCGCTCGTTTCGAAGAAATTTTGGAGATCTATTAATGATTCCCTGGAAAGTTATTAAGGCACTTGAATCCGATAATTCTCGGCTTGGTAAAGAAGCGATTCTTGAGCGTGAAGCCCGTGATAAGAATGATATTCTATTTTATGGAATACGTTATGCTTTGGATAATATGCTCACGTTCGGTGTGAAGCAAGTTCCTGAGAAGAAGATCGCATCTGGTTCTGGTCTTTCTTGGTCTGAATTTGTTGGCTTATTGAATAATCTCTTAAATCGTAAGATCACTGGTAATAATGCGAAAGATGAAATTAATCGTGCTATGTCCATGGCTACGATTGATGAATGGAATTATTGGTATCGTCGGATCCTGATCAAGGATCTTCGTTGTGGGTTGTCTGAAAAGACAGTGAATAAAGTTGTGAATAACATTCGTGCTTCTGATAAATATCTTGTTCCTGTTTTTTCTTGTCAGCTCGCTCAGGATTCGACTGATCAGCAGTCTAAGTTGATTGGTCGTAAGCAGATTGAAGTTAAGTTAGATGGCGTTCGAGTTCTTACCTTTGTTTATCCTGATGGTCGTGTAATTCAGTTTTCTCGTAATGGTAAGGAACTCGAAAACTTTCCGCATATCCGTAATCAGTTCTCTGAGATTTCTGAGGCTCTTTCTGAACCCTGGGTCTTTGATGGTGAAGTTATGTCGGAAAAGTTCCAGGATTTGATGAAGCAATTAAATCGTAAGGAAAATGTTCAGACTTCTGATGCGGTTCTTCATCTCTTTGATATGATTCCTATGAAGGATTTCGTTGCCGGAATGTGTTTAGAAACTCAGGAGACTCGTTCTGAAGCACTTAATATCTGGTACAATCTTGTAAAAGATTCCACTCCGAATATTAAGATTCTTTCTTCAGAAATTATTAATTTCGAGACCGTCGCAGGCCGAGATCGGCTTCGTGAGATTAATGAGTTGGCTATCGAAGGTGGTTACGAAGGAATTATGATCAAGGACTTGAACGCTCCTTACGAGTGTAAGCGTTCTTCTTCTTGGTTAAAGGCCAAGCCAGTTATTTCTCTTGATCTTGGAGTTGTTGGAGTTGAAGAAGGAACTGGTAAGAATAAGGGTTCGCTTGGTGCGATTGTTTGTGAAGGCGAATATAATGGTAAGAACATCTCAGTTAATGTTGGCTCGGGATTTTCTGATGAAGAGCGTAACGATATTTGGGGGAATCAAGATAAATTGATCGGGCAGATTGCTGAAGTCCTTGCAGATGCTGTTACTCAAAATCAAGATGGAACTTACTCCCTACGGTTTCCGAGATTTAAGTCTTGGCGTGGATTTACCGCTGGGGAGAAAATTTAAATTTAAAAGAAGAATCTAGGGTTCAACTCCCTCCATTGCGACCAAATAATATAAGAGATATTAGTTATGAAAAACAGATTATACAAAAAAAGACTTAAACAATTACGTGAAAAACCATTTTTAGTTGAAGTTTTTGATCTGCCGAAAGGCGAGTATCAGTTTCCATTTAAACAAGGCGATGTTTTGGTCTGTATTGGTGAGATAGAACAAATGCCAGGACATGTAGTTCTTGCCAATAAAGAAGGAAAAATTCTTTGGGGTTGGGATCAATTCTATTTTAGAAAATTAACAAAAGAAGAATCATAAAGGTGATATATGGAAAATAAAGTGACACTCCGAAAAGCTGCTCAGATTGTTTCTGAGATTGAAAAATGGCTTGTGAACAACAAACCAAATCCATCTTCTACAAAAGTTGTAACAAAGAATATTGATGTTGTGTGTCTTGTGCATGAGGGAAGAGTTAAGTTTCTTGATGTTTTAGTTAAACAAGAAAAGTTATACAAGATCTTGGCAACTATTAAGAACCAGATTGGTATTACAAATACAAATGTTGGTATTACATCTCTTCTAGGCGATCTAGCTGTTGTAGAAAAGCAACTAACGATGCTTACCTCTTTAGATGTTAAGAAGTGGGATCGACCTCTAACTGAAATGGTAGATGAAGCAGAACATATTAACAGCGATACTAATGTGTACCCTCGAAATATGAATGTCTCATTTATCAATACAGAAATGGTTGAAGGAGTTGAAAATCAAATCTACAATCTAAAGAAAGAAAAAACTCAGTTAACAGATAAGTTATCTGAATACAATTCATCTAATCATATTCTGATTAGTGAAAGCAACTGGCAGTTCTTAGAAACTCTAAGAATCGTCTAGTTGTTGTGGGAGAAGGCCAGAAGAAATCTTTTATCCTTTATGGATATACAAACTTCCCTCATAAGGAAACTAGCAAACTTCTCATGTTATAGAAAAATCGTAAAATAAAAAACTCTCTGTTTGTTGCTTATTGTAACGATCAAATATAATATGGATTTTGTTGTTTGTTGCTAATTGTTTATTGCTCAGATTTCATTTCAATCTTCTCCCTACTAAATAAACATATGAGTTGGAAAAGAACACAAACAAAAAACAAAAGAAATAAATTAACTGGTGGAAAATCTGTTTCTTCTCATTGTAGAAATAATGGTTCTTGTGAATATTGTAGAAGTAATCGAATGATTTCTACTCTAAAGAATAAACAAAAAATAAAAGAAGAACTTGACGAAGCGAAAGAAATGTGATATAATATAAATATAAGGTTGAGTGAGTAATGAAGATTCCTATCGGATGGGTTGCTATAAATAAAGTTACCAAAGAAGTAAGAACTGGTAGTGCTTATTCTGCTGGTGGAAAAATTTATAAGTCGTTACCAATGGCGAAAGCAGCAGTTAAAAATTCTTCTATTTATGAATTTAAAGAAGTATTTTACGAAGTTTAAATATCATTAACGGGATGTGGGAAAGTTTGGTTTAATCCGTCTGCCTTGGGAGCAGAAGAACGCTGGTTCGAATCCAGCCATCCCGACATCGAGTTCCGGATTCTTATAAATAATAATAGTAGTATGTAATACTTCTTTATAAGAATCCGGGACCATAAAAATGCATTACTTAATATATCAAATAACAAATAAAATTAATGGTAAAGTTTATATCGGTAAACATCAAACGAAAGATCTAAATGATAATTATATGGGATCTGGTAAGTTACTGAAGTGTGCCATTAAAAAATATGGAATTGATAATTTTAAAAAAGATATACTATACATCTTCGATAGTGAAGATGCAATGAACGAAAAAGAAAAAGAAATTGTTAATAAAGATTTTGTTCACTTAGAACAAACATATAACTTATGTGAAGGTGGTTGTGGTGGGTTTAGTTATATAAATTCTAATCCAGAAAAGTTTTTGACTAAAAAAAGATTAGATTCCTTAATGAAAGGAAACTCAAAAAGTTTTAAAGAGAAATATAATTCTGATGTTGAGTTTAGAAACAAAGTTAACATAATCTTAAAAAAAGCCACAGAAAAATTTATTGAAAAATATCCTAATGGTGTTTGGTTAGGTAAAAAACATAATCAAGAATCTAAATTAAAAATGTCTAATTCACATAAAGGAAAACATGATGGAGAATTGAATTCCCAATATGGAACAATTTGGATAACAAATGGTAAAGAAAACAAGAAAATTAAAACATACGAAGAAATTCCGAATGGTTGGGAAAAAGGTCGAGTTTTAAAGAATGCTAGACGCATAATCTAGCAGGTTGCGGCTAATGTAGATTTCAATTGGATCTTATTTAGTTGAGGCTTTTGGTTTTGAGCCAGCCAAATCAAAACCACCGGATTTTATAGCAGAGTAGAGCAGCGGTCAGCTCGCCTGGCTCATAACCAGGAGGACGTCTCAAAAGGTTCGAATCCTACCTCTGCAACATTGACAATTTTCTTCCTGGAATATAGTTTTCTGGCTTATCCTCTGGTAAACATTTAATATTCTCTAATGTTTCTGGATGGTAAAACCATCTTCTTCCATAAGAACCATTTTTAGATCCACTAGCACTTTCAGACATTTTAAGTTTTGTTTCTGTAGTGTGTCTCTTACCAAACATAGGATTTATGAATCCATTCTTATATCTCTTTTTCTGAGCTTCAGAAGTCTTCTTTCTTTCGTCTGGGTTTTCGTATCTCTTTTTTTGAGATTCAGAAGATTTCTTTTTTTCTTCTGGGTTTTTGTATCTCTTTCTACCAGCTTCAGATATTTTCTTTATATATTCTGAATCATCATAATCAACAAATATGAATTTCTTATTTGCAACAGCCATATTAATATATTCTGGAGATCTAACAACATCATGTTCTAATTGATAACGAACCTCCTCTTCTAACGCTTCTTCTCTAGTAGAATGAGTTGTTAGAATTTTAGTTTGAAATAAATGAGGATTCTCAGATAATTCTGATAACCAGATTTCTTTATATTTCTTAGATTCTACAGATCCATGATAACCTTTGTTGATTTTTTCTACTGAAGTTGATCCAATATAAAGAGGAGGGAGTTTATCACCTGAATAGGTGGTAAGGTAAGTACAATAAATATTATTAGACATAAGCTAAATATCCTTAGTTTGTGTTTAGGGGATAGAAATTGTTTCCGCAATTCTATCCTCGAATATTATTTATAAAAAATGAATTTTCGCAAGATAGTTTAACAAGGTAAAACGATGGCAATATTGGTTGCTAGTTAAAAGCTAAATCATGTGGGTTCAAGGTCCACTCTTGCGTATAAATATAATTAAGTCGTTGTAGGCAAATTGGTTAAGCCACCACCCTTTCAAGGTGGAGATTGCGGGTTCGATCCCCGTCGACGACGCCAAATTTTTCCGGAGTAGCTCAATGGTAGATGCGCCTGACTGTTAATCAGGATGTTGTAGGTTCGAGTCCTGCCTCCGGAGCCAATTTATTAAAAATAACTATAAATAGTTTTATCTCTGTGGTGTAATGGTAACATAACAGTCTCCAAAACTGTCGTTCTCCGTTCGAGTCGGAGCAGAGGTGCCAAAAAGTTTTTCACCGATAGACTAATGGTAAGTCACCGCACTGTTAATGCGGCAGTCGAAAGACGCATCTAGGTTCGAATCCTAGTCGGTGAGCCAAATTTTGTGATTAGAAAATAATATTCCAAACCCCCTGTAGTTTAATTGGTAAAACACCGATCTTATAAGTCGGCACTCCGTGGCTCCAGATTAGAGCACGTTCTCCGTTCGATTCGGAGCGGGGGGACCAAAATTTATTCGGTAAACTTGGTGTTTTCTACGACGGTAGAAAGAGACGGTTCGATTCCGTCCTGGTAAATGTTGGTTCGAATCCAACACCGAATAAATAAGATGGGGCTTCTGGCATTAGTCACCCAGAGTAAGGAGCAAACAAAACTCAAAGACTATAAAAATCCCCAAACAAGATTATGGAGAAAATTATGAAGATGATTATTACTTTTATTATTTCGTGTAGTTTATTGTTCTCTCAGGAAATTCCAAAGTTTTGTAAACCACATGGTTGTTGTGTAGATAAATGTCCATGTGTAAAGAAGTGTTTATGTGATTGTGCTTGTAAGAGAAAGAAAAAGTAATGCCACGATAGCTCAATTGGCAGAGCAACGGTTTTGTAAACCGTAGGTTGACAGTTCAACTCTGTCTCGTGGCTCCATAAATAATTTGGAATGGTAGTACACTACTGGAGGGCAACCCGCTCCGCAAAAACTGGGTGGCTGGAAATTGTTGTTCTACTAAGGAATGCATGGTAACCATGGACAGCACAACCAGAACACAGGGGAAGTCGCCACGAACCAGACTTGACGGGAGGGAGAGAGTCCTCCGCCGAAACTTCTAAATTAAATTATGATTAAGAAATCAATCTACAAAAGAACTATTTGGTCTGCATCTGGGTCCGGGTCTGAGTCTAGGTCTAGGTCTGGGTCTAAGTCTCGGTCTTGGTCTGGGTATTGGTCTTGGTCTTGGTCTTATTCTGGATCTGAGTCTAGGTCTAAGTCTTGGTCTGGGTCTTGGGTTCAGTCTTGGTCTAGGTCTGGGTCTAGGTCTTGGTAATTAAATTATGATTAAGAAATCAATCTACAAAAGAAACATTTGGTCTAGGTCTTGGTCTGGGTCTAGGTCTTATTCTGGATCTGGATTTGGGTTTTGGTTTTATTCTAGGTCTGGGTCTAATTTTAGATGTTATTCTTGGTCTGCGTCTGTACCTTGGTCTGGATCTGGATATTATTCCTGGTCTAGATCTGAGACTTTGTGATTGATTATGTTTAAGAACTCACCATATAAAAGAAGTTTTAGAACACAATCGGGATCTATGTATTTCTCTCGTTCTTGTTCTGAATTTAGGTATGGGTCTAGATCTGGGTCTAGATCTGGATCATGGTTTGAGATTGGCATTGGTTCTTGGTCTGGGACTTGGTCCAGATTTGGGTCTAAGTCTGGGTCTTTGTATAGGTTTAGATCTGGGGAAGAATCGTTGGTGGTTTCAGGAAATTTATGATGATTCGCACATCTCACTAGATAAATCTGTTATTCTTTATTAAAAAGATCTCCGGCAAAAAAATTATAAGTTAAAAATATTAATGAAATATATCGGAATAGTTGGTTCTCGTCGAAGAAATACATTTGTAGATCATGATCTTGTTGTTGATGCATTAGAAGATATATATGAAACTGGAGATGTAATGGTTTCTGGTGGTTGTAAACAAGGTGCAGATTCTTTCGCAAAAGATATTCATCTAAATACAAACGGTGCAGTCAGATTAATAGAATTCCTTCCAGATTCTCAGAAAAGAGAACATCTAATTAAAGAAAAGAATGTGCCGCATCGTGCGGCACATGCTATTGTTAATAATGAAAGAAACACCCTAATCGCAGAAAGATCAGATATCTTGATTGCTTGTGTTGCTTCTGATAGAAAAGGTGGAACAGAAGATACAATCAAGAAATTTCTCAAGAAGATTAATCTTACAGAAGCAGAAGCAATAGAGAGATCTAAACTTATTCTTTTATAAATTTTGGACTAATGTATATGAGATACTGGACCTATAGAACAGAAGATAATAAGTATGTAACTTATTCAGATGATGATATTGTTCGTGAGTATTTCACCGAATATAAAAATAAAATGACTTCTTTAGGATATGATCCTAAAGATTTACTTATTTGGGATTGTGTTGATCATTGGGTGTGGAAGTATAATGCGTGGACAGATACGGATTATGATACAATTGACATTATTTAAATAATATAGTATTATGAATAGAAGAAATCTTTTAAAGTTGTTATTCGGTGGAAATGTTGCTCCAACAATTACGGTATTACCAGAAGGTAAAATCTATCGTAGTCTTCGCACAGATGAATTATATCCCATTCCTATAAATGGAAAGATGGGAGTAGGAACGATAACACCAAATACACAATTAAGGATCAGTAAAAATGATTAAATTATGGTTAGATGATGTTCGTCCTTGTCCTTTTATCGGGGATTGGAAGATTGCCAAGAATTACGATGAGGCGATTAAGATTTTATCAGAGAATGAAATACAAGAGGCTTGGTTAGATCACGATCTTGCTGAGGATCATTACACAATGAATAATAATCCTGATTGGGTTTCACCAAATAAAACTGGTTATGATGTTGTTCTCTGGATGAGAGAGAACAATAAGTGGCCGACAGAAGTTTGTATGGTCCATTCTTTAAATCCCATCGGATCTAAGAGGATGTGTGAAGTTATCGCACAACATTATAACACTAAATATCCAGAGACGCATTATATCTCTTACTTAAATATTTTAAATCACTTGAAAGGAAAAATATGAAATATATTTTATCAATTCTTTTACTATCAATCGTTTCTTTTGGACAAATTCCAAATTTTCCAACAGTTTCGCCTTCCGTAGTAAATGTTACATTCGACTTAGCAAAAGACACAATTGTGTCTGCTCCAGAAGTATTCATTTCATCAAATAATTCTACATTTGCTTATAATGTAGTAGTCCCGAATAATAATCCCGCAATTTTAGTCTGGCCTGTTCAGGGATTTATTCCTCCAGGTACTACTACAGCTGTACGAATCTCAGTTATTGCTTCAAATCTAACTGTGGGGAATTATAATATTCCTGTGACATTTGTACAAAATTCACCATCTACCTCAGTTTCAGTTGGTCTTAATTTAACTGTTATTGATTCTAGAACATTTACTACATCTCTAGATCCTACTGTCTCACATATTGCTTCTGGTGGTGGATGGAAGACAACTGTTAAGCTAACGAATACATCACCGAATGTTTCCTTGGTTACTTTGAAATTTTATGACCCGCAGGGTGTAAATGTACCATTTGCAGTTAATGGTTCGTATACATCTGAATATTCAGTTGCAATTCCTGGATATGGTTCTTCTGATGTAATTTTACTAGATCCAACAACACTTAAAACAGGTTCTCTTGATATTAAGACTGTATACGGATCAGGTGTTGTGGCGCAAGCAACTTATGCAAATTCTCTTTTCGAAGGTACGATTCCAGCTTCTATTCCCAATAGAGATTCGTTTTCGTTATCATTTGATAATATTGATCGCACTTCAACTGGAATTGCATTAGTGAATTATCTTAATTATGCACAAGATGTAAATTTTGTATTCTATGATACCATGGGAACACAATTACATACGGGTGTAGTTAGTTTACCAGCAAAAGGTCAAACTGCAATCACCTTAGATACAACTTTCCCGATTACGAAAGGTAAGAGTGGCACTTTGAAAGTTAATACTCAACGTCCTGGATTAACTGGATTCGGATTGAAATTTAACTTAGATCGTGGTTACTTTACAACAAGTCCTATTTTCTAAGGATTGGGGATTAATCCCCAATCCTTTTATTCCCATCTCTTTTTTGCTGCTTTAGAATTTTTTGCTCGTTCTGTTTCTGATTTAAATCTTTTCTTTTGCGCTTCAGATTGTTTCTTTCTAGTTTCTTCTGAAATTGGTTTTCTATTTTTCTGAGCTTCAGATATTTTTCTGTTATGTTGTTCAGAATTTTTTCTACCACTCATAGATAGGGATTGTTTTAATTTTTGTTCTTCAGTCTTCTTTTTCCCTTTATGTGATTCTGACATCTTCTTTCTAGTTTCTTCTGATATCTTCTTACCTTTTCGAGATTCAGATAACTTCTTTTTATGTTCTTCAGATTGCTTTCTTCCTTTTTTAGATTCAGACATTTTCTTTTTGAATTCTTCTGATTCCCATCTCTTTTTACCAGATTCAGACAGTTTCTTTCTCTCTTCTGGATTCTCGAATCTCTTTTTCTTAGCAAGAGATTGCTTCGTTCTCCATTCTGAATCATTATGATCAAAAACCATTAATTTATTAGCAATAGCCATATTAATATATTCTGGAGATCTAACTACATCATGTTCTATCTGGTAACGCATCTCTTCTTCGAAAGCATCTTCTCTCGTAGAATGTGTTGTTAAAATTTTAGTCTCGAATAAATGAGGATTCTCATATAATTCTGTCGTCCAGATTTCTTTGTATTTCTTAGAAGAAACAGATCCACGATAACCTTCTTCTATCTTTTGGACAGAAGTAGAGCCGATATAAAAAGGAGGGAGTTTATTACCAGAATAAGTGGTAAGGTAAGTACAATAAATAGTATTAGTCATAGACTAAGTATCCTTTAGTTTGTGATTAGAGGGAGAAAATGCTAGAAAATTTTTCTCCCTCATTTATTTATAAAAAACGAAAACTTGACTTTCTAATCTTAAAACGGTATAATTAAATATATGAATTGGGACGAATATTTTATAAATATGTTAGATTCAATCGCAGTGAAGTCTAACGATCCAAATACTAAATGTGCTGCAATTATTATTGGTCAAAACAATAATATTATATCTACAGGATATAATGGGTTCCCAAGAGGAGCAAATGATCATGACAAAGCTAAATGGCAAAAACCTGAAAAATATTTTTGGGTTGAACATGCCGAAAGAAATGCTATATATAATGCAGCATTAAATGGAACCAAATTGGAGTCAACAATACTATATGCTTCTCATTTCCCATGCATAGATTGTGCCAGAGGAATCGTTAATTCTGGTATAATAAGAGTAATCGTAAGCAATAAAAATCTAGATGCGTTTTCGCATAAAGATTCTATGTATTACGAACACAAAAACAAAACTATCGAGATGTTCAGACAAACAAAAGTAACTCTTAAAATCTTTGGTGAAGAAGATAATTCTGGAGATTTTTTAGATAATGAAGACTTGACTAAGTTGTGGGGTGTGTGATATAATAGTTATATGATTAAAAAATCAATCTACAGAAGAAACAAAAGAAATATTAGGTCCAGGTCTGGGTTTTATTCTTGGTCTGGGTCTTGGTCTTATTCTGGATCTGGGTCTGGGTATTGGTCTTATTCTGGATCTGGGTCTGGGTTTTATTCTTGGTCTGGGTCTTGGTCTGGGTCTTATTCTGGCTCTTATTCTGGCTCTTATTCTGGGTCTTGCTCTTGGTCTAGGTCTGGGTCTAGGTCTGGATCTTGGTCATCTACCCTATTGACGACGAATAATTAGAGAAAGGAAAAAGTGAAATGAAATATAAAGAAAAAGAGATTTTAGATAATGTGCTAGAATATATTGTAACAACTTATTCGCAACATTATAATTCAAAAGATAATGTTCAAGTGAACGATCTTATTATGGCTATAGGGCATGGAGAAGGTTCGTATGTAGCGAACGCTATTGAATATCTGGCTCGTTACGGTAAGAAGGAAGGTAAGAATGTTAATGATCTCTACAAAGCAATCCATAATATTATTTTCTTAATCTATCTAAATCACGAAAAAGATGAAGTTATTGGTGATCCAGATGATCTAAAAGAAAGAATTGATAGTTCAATTCAGAATGTTAGATTAGTTAATACTGACAATTCAAAGTTTGGTTCCGATTTTGGAACAAATTATCTCGGTACAGATGATTTTAATTTTATACAGATGGGTACACCTATTCTGGACTCACCTGACTTGCGTGGATTCACTAATAAATCTAAAAAATCTATAGATGATTACTGGCACGATAAAAAGAAAAAGAAAAAGGAATAATATGACACAAGAAGAATTTATTGAATATCGTAATAAGTTAATCAAGACTCTAAAAGAAAATATCTGTTTAATCTCGTTCACTAAGACAAACGGAGAAATTCGTGAAATGTTATGTACAAATAACTCTTCTTACACACCAAAGAAAGTTATGCTTGAAGGGCAGGTTATTAAACCTCGTAAAGAAAACGAATCAGTAATTCCTACCTTCGACCTAAATAAAAAAGAATATAGAAGTTTCAAGATTCAGAATCTTCTAGATATCAAAATTCTTTCTCAGAAGGAGTTTGAGAATTATGGGCAAGCTACTAATTAGTTTTTTATTGATCTTCGCAACCGTAGAACCAATTTTCGCCAATCATTGGAGATGGCGTAATAGAAATAGATATAATACACACTACCATTATCCTACGAATGGATATTCAAGTAGAACATCAGGAACTGGTATTTCTCCAGGAGCAGCAACAGCAATAGGATTAGGTGTTGGTGTTTTAGGATTTGTCGTTGGTAGAGCTACTAAGAAAACAAATGAATCTTCTGACTCAAAGATTGAGTGTAAAGAATTTCCTATCTTAGTAACAATAGATGGAGAAGAAAAGAAAGCGAAAGTTACAAAATGTAAAACGCAAGATGGAAATTGGCAAATACCAGATTAACTTATCTAAATACTTCTGTAGCAAGTTTTAAAACTTGCTACAGAACACATTATAAGGTATAATAAAGTATAAGGACTATATGAAAACAATTTATCTAAAAAATAGATTTGAAGTTGGTGAAAAATTATTAGGAACTTTTTTAGATGATTCTCACTATGATATTCTAATACAAGAAGATTGTGATGTGTACAAACCCATTCCTCCAACAGATAAGAATCCAAACTTAGAAGATTATCTTCTACTTAAATTTCGTAAGGGTGTATTCTCTCCTGAGATGCAAGTTACTGCTTATCAAAGTTTGCGAGAAGCTGCTGGTGAATCACAGAATCGTGGTATCGCTGCTGGTCCAAGAACTGAGAAGTCTACTGGTCGTGACTGGGTAACTCTTCTACAAGAAAAAGTTTTAGAGACTTTATCTGGTACAATGACAACAGTTACATCTGATAATCCGGTTGATGATATGTATGTGAAGTATAAGAATTCTACAGAAGTTGGATCAAGAGGATCTGTTTGGTTAACACAGAAGAGACCAAAAGATTTCGACTTTGATGTTTGGGCTCATTCTGTAAAGAATCTATCTCCTAACGAAAGACTAGAAGAAGTCGAAAAGATTTATGATTGGATCTCAGATACTTCTTATGCCAATCCAGTAAATAGTGGTATTGCTGGATATTTTGATCGTTATCCTAGAATTCCTTATTGCCGCACCACTTCTTATTCAACAAATCATAATGATAAATTCAAAGCCTCTATTCCTTTTATTGAAAGAATTTCCGAGTTATTCAAGGAATTAATTCCTGGTCGTTGGGAAGTTCAAAATAGAGAAGTACTAAAGTTAGATCCTTCATTCAGAATTGGAAACTCTGCATACACAACTATTACAGTTAATAAGACTTATAGAACAGCAGCGCATCGTGATGCTGGTGATCTAAAAGAAGGTTTTGGTAATTTATCTGTTGTTTCGAACGGTGTTCCTTATACTGGCGCTTATCTTGTATTTCCTGAGTTCAGAGCAGCTGTTGATGTTCAACCTGGTGATGTAATTATGATGGATGTTCATGAGATTCATGGTAATACTTCTATTGGTGGTGAAGGAGAAAGAATCTCAGTTGTTTGTTATATGCGTGAGAAAATGGCTGATTGTAAGAGTAAGGCTTATGAAGACACAAGATACAATTTCGTTGAGAATCGTCGATTAAATAACAAGCATCCTTTGTGGCACGAAAGATGGAATGGTGTTTCAAAAGGAATGTGGGAAACAGAAGAGTGGTATAAGTATCTAGTGGATAATGGGTTACACGAATATGCTGCACAGATTGAAGATAATATTTATGGAAAGAAAGCTGGAGTGTTGGATATCTAATGGGTATATTTTATACAATACAATCTGCAAATAGAGAATTTTCAGTTCCTATTATGAATAATGTTCTTAAAGAAGTAGAACATTATTGGGTAATTCCGAGAAGTAACTACGAAGCATATTCAAAAGCAGGTGCAAAGAATATATTATTGGTTGATGGCGAATTACCAATGAAATCTAAGCAATTGAATATTTCTCTAGAATTTGCTTTTGATAGAAATCAATACTGCGTTACTATGGATGATGATTATATTTCGTCGAATGTGTTAGATTTACAAAATAATAAAAAGAAATCTAAACATATTGAAATAATAAAAGTTGTCGATGAATTGCATTCGACTTTAGAAAATTCTAATTATTATCTTGCTGGAGTTCCGTCAAATACAAATCCTTTTTATGCGAATAATTCAATATCTAAAAAAGGAATGATATCAGGACAGTTTATGGTTCATAAACCACAAGAAAAAGTGAGATTTGATGAATCTGTAGCTTTTTTGGAAGATTTTGATTATGTAATCAATCATCATATAACTTATGGTGGTCTAGATAAACATAATAGATTTCTAATAAATTATCATATGATCAATAGAGGAAAATTTCTTAAAAATAATGGTGTTGGTGGATACGATCTAAATCTAAGAAAAGAACAAAATTTATTATGTACCATTGATCATATTTCTAAGAAATGGAATAATCCGAATCTAATTATTGAATATAATGGATTTGGTAAGTCGCTACATAAAAAAGTTAAGTGGTCTAAATTAAAAAGTACAATTTAGGAGTTATATGTCTGATTTTATTTTTGTTGTTCCTTCTTATAAAAGAGCAAAAACTTTTGCAACTAAAACATTAAGTACATTGAATAGAAATGATGTAGATATTAATAATATCTATTGTTTCTTATCTGATGAGAATGAATTATCTGAATATAAAGATGAATGTGAGAAAGTCGGACTAACGCCACATATTATTCCTTCTGTTAAAACACTAGCAGGTAATCGTAATTTTATTGTAAATTACTTTCCAGAAGGAACTAAGTTAGTTTGGTGCGACGACGATCTAGATAAGATTATGTTCCGAAAAGATGAAAAGACACTGGTCGAGTGTACAAATTTTAAAGAACATATTGTAACTGCGTTTAGAGCCTGCGAAAAAGAAGGATCATATATCTGGGGAATTTATGCAGCATCAAATCCTTACTTTATGAAAGATAATATCGGTAAAGGTTTGTATTACATCATTGGTTCTTGCTATGGTACTATTAATCGACACTCTGATGTTGCTTATGTTGGATTAGAAGATAAAGAAGATTTCGAACGGACTCTTAAATATTACTCTCAAGATGGTGTTGTTCTGAGAATTAATTATCTGACAGTTTCTTCCGCTTATTATAAAGAGCCTGGTGGTATGCAAGAAACAAGAACTGAACAGAGAATTGACGAATCTGCAAAGTTCTTAGAATCTAAGTATCCAGATCTATGTACATATTATATTCGCAAAACCACCGGGCACGCCGAACTGAGATTAAGAGATAAGAGGCTAAAGGTTAGTTCTAATACTCTTGATGCTTTCTTTTAAGCGCCAGTTCTTGTATTAGAATGAAGTGTTCTATCTTGAGGATTGTAAGTTGGAGGAGGAGTTTCTCTTATCTTTCCTCCAGATTTTTGTTGATTTACAACGTTGGTATTGTTAACAGCGAAAACGTTGTTTCCTTGTGGTGGTTCTTTCAGGGCTTTGTTAGTTGTAGCTCTTTCTAACATCTGCAGACCACCTGTATTATATTCATTCGAGAGTGTATCAACTTTAGAGAGTAAACCTCCTAAATATGTTTTTTCTCCACGTTTTATTGTTGATCCTGCTACAGCAGATGTCACAATCTCATTCACTTTCGATTGATCGGATACAGTATTTAAATCTAATCCCATTTTTTTAGCTCTATTACGACTAGAATTCTCTAGATACCAAGCAGCTACTTTTGGACCTATTATAGGATCATTAACTAACTCAGGATTTGATACCAAATCCACACCCAATGCCTTACTCGCTGCTTCGTAATTACCACGTCCTGTTAATTGGACTAATCCTCTACCTTTGAATTTGACAGCATCTCCCCTTTCTTTATTACCTAATTGTTTGCGACCGAATTCTCCCCCATAAACTTGTTCAGTAAATGCATTAATATCACTTGTCATTGATTTGATTTTTGCCCTCTGTTCATCCGTTAAGAAGGAAAATTGTTTCTGTTGTTCTGGTTTTAATTGTTTATATTCTTTAAATTTTTCCTGTTGTTCTTTAGTTAAACTATTTTTTCCAAGTATTCGACTTTCCCCAAAAATCGTTAAGACTCTTTCGGCTTGGTCCTTACTATAATCCAAATTTTCAGGAACCATTCCGCCTGCACTTTCTTTAAATACATTAGCAATAGCCGCCGCTATAAATTGTTTTGACAATCCTCTTTCTCTTAATGCTTGTTCTAGTGCTTGAGTAGGAGAAATTTTATTTGGTGATAATATAGGTGCAGCATTTCTTGGTAATGTTATTGGCGAATAATAAGGTGTAGTTGCCGCCATTGCTGTTGGAGTTAAACTCCCAACTCCAGTTGGTAAGAAAGAACCAATCTCACCTAAAACCCTATCTATGATAGAACTCTCAACTTGCGCAGTTGGTTTAGCACCAGCTTTTGGTATTCCAATACTTGGTACTGGCTTAGGTGTTTCAACCTTTTGTGGAGCTGCTTGTGTTGGTACTGGTTTAGGTGTTTCAACCTTTTGTACACTTGGACCCGACGGTATTGGTGTTGTGTTTCTACCAGAAAGAACAGATTCATTATATTTGATTCTTTCTTCTAGTTTTTTTCTTATATCATAGTCTGTTTCAATAGATAATTTTTGTTTATCTGATTCTAACCATTGTTTTAATGTTTCGGTCGGTGTTTGTAGAGTAGTTCCAAATTTCTTCTTAGCTTCTTCATCATAAATTTTCATTAATTTTATCTTCGCAGCATATTCGTCCTGAACCTGTAATGTCAGATCACCAGCAGCTGCGTTTAATCTTTGAAGAGCTAGATTAGAACCTTCTGCATTAGTTTTTAATTGTTCTAAGGCTTTTGATTCGGTTATTCTACCTTCTATCAATTTAGTAGATGTTTCTTGATCTTTAATTGCTTTTTTATTTTCTTCAGCAACATATTCATCTGTTTTAAATTTTGTACTTACTAAAGCTGCTATAGCTGTGAGTGTCGTCGCAATACCAGCTATTCCTGCAGTAGAAGATAAGAATGTTAGTAACCCTCGAGATGAAGAAAGAATATCTGATAATGTATTTGAATTTTCTTTTTCAGATACCGAAGATTTAAAAATCTTTTCTAATTTAGAAAGAGCTTCTGGTTCGATATCTAATAATTTTACACTAGCGAACTTAGATACTTCAGATGCAACCTTTTCGGCGTCTCTCTGTTCATATTTTCTTTCTTCTTCGGATTCTATTATATTAGTATTAAGACCAATGATATTAGTTCTTAATCCTTTTAATGTAGAAGTTTGTTCTTTTAATGCCTTTGATCTATTTTGTAATTCTTCTATCTGTGCTTGTTTATCAGCCTTTCTTTCTACTTCAATTTGTTTCTTATCTTTCTCATTTCTTCCCAAGAATTTAAAGATCATTCCACTAATGAATTGACCACCTTCGAAAGATTTCTTAGCTGAATCAGAATATTGCGTTTCTTTCTTACGCAATTCTTCTTTTTCTTTTTGTGCTTCTGATTCTGCATCTGCTAATAATTTATCTAATTTATCTTGATTCTTTTTTCTTTCGCTTCTTAGATCGTCGATGTCTTCTTTAAGATTTCGTAAAGCAGTTTTCTTAGCCAGCAATTCACGTTCGCTTTTGATTTTAGATGCAGTCAAATTCTTTTCAGATATAATTGCATCTGTTAGATTAGCTATTTGAGAAGAAAGTGATTCGATATCGCCTGAGAATTTTTCTACAGATCCTCTCACGCTACTTGCTACTTTTTGATTATTAGTTTTTCTTGGCATTTTTTATTCTTTCGTTTTCTTCCTCTATGTGTTTATTTAATAACGAAATATAAATTTCTCTCTCCCAAGGATACATTTCATCTAACTCAGTAAGCGAATATTTGTAAAACTGCGCCATAGTAAAATTACTAATATAATAGTTCATCAAATTATCATTATTAATAGCTATTCGAAAAAATCTGAGATACCAGATAAAGTAACTTCTTCTTCGTATCCACAAGAACTACATTTAAAATTGATAACTTTCCTCAATTTCGGAACACTGAGATAGAATTCTAAGATAGATTTAAAACTCGTTAGATCTAGTCCTAATAGAAACTCTCTTAATTCATCTTGAGTATACTCATCATATACTTTATTTTCGTCGACAATTGTGTCTAAATCTTCAGATATAGCTGCAATTAACTTATCTATATTTCTTGTAATATTATATTCTTCTAGATACTTTGCAGATTTAATATTTGGATATCGCAAATTTATAACAAGATTATCTGATATGTTTATTTCTTTCGATACAACCTTCGAAAAATCAACTTCAACATCTTCTAACGAAACTTCAATCTTATTAACATTACCACAAATATCTTCTCCGATAAGATTATTGCATTTAAAAGATAGATTAGAAGTTTCACCAACAGATTTAGCTCTTATTTTAAGGAAGAGATACTCAATATCAAAGTATGCTAAATTTTTTGTCGAGAAGTTATTTGTTGAACAAGATTCTATGAGATCCGTTATCGTTTTTGATAATTCTTCAATTGAATTTGATTCTTGCATCATAAGAAGAATTTTTTGTTCTCTTACGGTGTAAGGTCTAAATGAATATATCTTTTCATTTGAAGGAATTGTCACTTCATAAGATGGGTGTTTCAATTTCGGTAGCATATTTTTCTATCCTTATTTTTGTAATTTATCAAGGTGTTTGTAATCTAATTTTGTTATATTCGATGATTTTAAGAATTGTAAAGTTTCGTATGAGAAACTTACCGTGTATTTGAATAATTGATCAACATCTGCCCAAGAAACTTGAACAGCTTCGACTCTTGTTGGAATCGCTTTTATTAATTTGACTGAATAGATCTGAACTAATTCAGATCCAGATGGTCCTCTAAATGGTCTATTAGTTGGTCCTGTACCAGATAGGTCAACGAAAGTACCCGTCGATTCTGTTTGTTCTATACTAATTGTACGTTCGTTAAAAATATCGATAGTAATATCAGAAGCTACATCATTGTAGTATGATACTGTATTATTACTGAGATCAGTTATTTTATCTATCCATTCGTCGAACCAATATTTGTCTCGCATATCTCCGGCAGTTAAAAAAGTCATTTGAACTTCATCAACAGCTCTACCATTGGGTATTTTAACTATAGGTTGACCGCCATACAATTTAAAATCAGTGGTTAAAACTTGTGAACCAGGTATGTTTAATGACTCACAACGAAAAGATAAATCTCTTGGTGACGTAGGCCAACTAATTGGACCGCCAACGAAGAATACTTCAAATCTATTAGATTTAACTGTTCCTAGTGAATTAATGTGCGCTTTGAATTGATTTAGAGATCTCATAATCTATATTTATAATAAATAAGAATATGGCTTATTCCGGAAGATATAATTTAAAGAATAAGGGAAAATACAAAGGAGATCCGAATAACATAATTTGGAGATCTACTTGGGAACTTAAATTCCTAAAATACTTAGATAATCATCCAAATATTTTAGAATTTAGTTCTGAAGAACATGTTGTTCCTTATATTTCTCCATTAGATGGGAAGTATCACAGATACTTTGTTGATTTCTATCTTAAGGTTTTGACTAAAGAAAAAGAAATTAAAGAATATCTTGTTGAAATTAAACCATATGTGCAAACTTTAGAACCAAAAAGGCCAAAGAAGATAACTGAATCTTATGTGAATACTGTCAAAACTTATCTTATAAATTCTGCAAAATGGAATGCAGCAAAGAAATATGCTGAGAAACAAGGTATGTCTTTTATTGTAATTACAGAGAATCATTTATTCTTAAAATAAATAGATAATATGGAAACAACAACAAATGGCAAATAATAACATACCAGCAGCTAAAATGTACCCAGGAGATCTATTAGGATCTAAATATGGTAAAGTCTTTTGTTTAATAACTGTTCTTGATACATATGCAGCATCAGACACTGATGCTGTACAAACTATCAAAGATACAGCTGGTAATGCAGTTACAGCTATTGAAAGCGGGGACGTCACTCAAAAAGGATTGACAATCAGACAAAGTTTAAATAGTACAAGAAGAGTTAAAGAGAATATATTTCTACCTATGCCATTGTCGCTCAGCACAAATTATGGTGTTTCTTACGATGATTCTTTTTCTTACATAGAAGAGGGGAAACAAGCTATATCTGGTGTTTTAGGTACAGTTGTTGCTGATTTGAGTAAAAGTCCGGGTGATGGGGCTCCATCAGCATTAGAAGTACTTCAAACAAAATTCCCGATAACATCTTCTTTAGGAAAATTACTAGGAAGTGTTACACCCTCCGCTTTAAAGATTGGCGGCGCTGCAGCTGGTTTAGCTTTAAATCCACATAAAGAATTGTTATTTAATGGCGTTAAGTTTAGAGAATTCAAGTTTAAATACAAATTAATAGCAAAATCTGAAAAAGAATCTGAAACGATTAATGAGATAATAAAAATATTTGAAAAGTATATGCATCCAACATTAGCTGCAGGATCTTTACTTTATAGATATCCTGCTGAATTTGAAATCAGATTCTTTACAAGTGATGGGAAACAGAATAAATTTATCTATAAGATTTACAGATCTGTACTACAAAATTACACCGTTTCGTACGGAGGAAATAATTTCGTTACATTTAAAAATAAAGATGGAATTACAAAAGGCGCACCAGTTGAGATTGAAATTGAATTGGATTTTAAAGAAACGAATCCGTTAACAAGAGATTTTATTGAAAAGATATTAAATGAAGAAAAAAATCTAGGTCAAGCGGTAACACCAGAATAACAACATGTCATACTTTAAACAATTTCCTTATCTTCTTTATCCAAATTTTTCTGATAAAACAGGAAATACTTTTTCTCTACTGAAGGATATCACAGTAAGAGTTATTAGAAAGATATCTCCAACTGATGAACAATCATTATATTACAAATACAATATCAAAGAAGGAGAAAATATTGAATCTATATCTAATGATGTTTACGATTCTCCTAATTTTTACTGGGTTATAATGATGATAAATGAAAAATTTGATAGATTCTACGATTTTCCTTTAAATACAGAAGAGTTTCAGAATTATATTGTTGACACATATGGATCAGTTGCCGCAGCGCAAACAACTTACAAATATTATATTCGTGAAGCATACGAAA